GTGTAATATTGCTTACTTCTATTTCTGAAGATTCTGTAACACTAGATAATTTAGTAAATAATGATGATGCTGTATAAGTGTTAGAATCATAAGTAATGTCTTTATAATGATCTGTAAATCTTGAGCCAGAACCTACATTTATAAAAACAAGTGTAATAGGTTGTAAACTATCTGTTGCAAGTTCATTCTTTACTGCTGTTGTTAAGGTTCTCGTCATATTTCTCGTAAGTTGTTCTTATTAACTTTTCGCTTCGTTCTACCATAATAAAACTAAAACTTCCATCTGGAATAGTATTTTGTTTTAAATTGTTTTTTTCTGAATCTATTTCTGATTCATCTACTACTTTTTCTGCAATAAAATCGGCAGTTACATAATGCCTTACAAGATATTTAGTCATTATAAATTTTCTATAAGGTCTATTTGATATTTGTAAAGATCATTAGTTACAATAGAATATTCTTGAATATCATTAGAAAGTCTTACAGTAAAATCAACATTATCATAAACAATAGAAGTATTATCAACTACTGCTGTTCTTAATGGTGGTTCAAATGTAAGTGTTCCCTCGCCAGAACCATTTGAGTTTAAATCTTCTACTGCCATATAAACTTTTATTGCACTTGAAAATCTAAAATAATCTCCAGCTTTTAATAATCCATTTGTACTATTTGCTAATCCATCTATTGTGCAAGTAGTAGCACCAGCAGATATTGCACCATCTACACTTATAGTTCCTGTTACTGAACCTTGTGCGTTTGATACAATAGGTGGGATAACAGTAAATGTATTTAATTTTGCTCTTTGTTTCATAATAAATGCTTTGATAGGTGCAAAGTTTGCTCTGTTCATTGGTGCATAATCTAAAGTTATAGTAAATTTTTGACCATCAATTTGTCTTGTTTGAACTCTACCAGATGTTGTTACACTTACGATAGTATTTTGTTGAGAGCCAATACTAGCATCTTGTGCAACAGGAGATGTTGGAAATTGTCCACTCATATTATACTAATGCCTCTTTACCTTTTTCATTTAAAGCTGAATTAACAGCATTAACTATTGTTGCTCTATTATCAATTAATAATTCTTTTATACCTCTAACATCTGTAGCAGAAATATTAAAGTTTATATTTGTAGTTCCATTTCCCCCACTTGTGCCTCTAGCAGATTGTGTTATTTGTCCTGTTGAGTTAGGGATAAACATTTCTGGCCCTCTTTCTCCAACAACAATTGGTTGACCTTTTGATACAGCACCACCATTAGCAAAAAATCCACCAAAGAATCCACCAATGCCTCCACCTAAAAATGACATGGCAGTCCTTAATGCTAATTGTTTTTTTAAACTTGAATTTTGCTTTTGTATTGCATTATCTTTTTCTTTTTCATCTTTTAATATTGTTTTTGCCAATATTCTTTCAACACCTAATAATGCTATTCTTTCAATAGTTTTTGAAATAACATTTACTAGTATTTGTTGTGCAAATGTTCTAAATGTTTCACTTAATTCTTTTCCTAAAATAATAGATTCAGCAATAGATTTTGAAACACTTTTAACATTTGATTTTATTTGACCTACTATTTCTTTCTCTATTTTAAAAGATTCATTTAGTTTTTTAACTTCTTCAAATATTTTTTCAAATAAAGATTTTTCTTTTACTAATTCAAGATTTACTTCTTTAATAACTTTTTTTCCCTTTTCTATTTCTACAACAAAAGGGACTTCAAAACCTAATAATCTTTGTATTTGTTCTATCTGTCGTCTTATAAAACCTGTTGCATTACCAACAGCTCTTATTGCACCAGCAAATGCCTTAACGGCAAATGTTAAAACTTTACTAATAACATTTCCTATCGCTTCAAAATCAGCAGTATTTTGTTCTATAAATTCATTTAGTGCTTTAAATTCTTTTTTAAGTTCATCAAAGAAACCAGCACCAGCGACACCTCTTTTAAAATTAAATAGTTTATCTCCCAACATTGATAATGTACCTGTAAAAGTATTTGCAAGTTCATCTGTTGCTTTTCCAAATCTACCATCTTTACCAAATACTCTTTCAAATGCTTTCACTGTTTCTTCTGCTGAAACAGTTGCGCCTGCTTTAAAACCGAGCATATCTCTGACACCTCTTTCTCTAAAAATATCTGCACTAGCTATACCACCAGCAAATGATCTTTGTATTTGTTCTCCAGCAGTTCTAAAATCTATTCCTGTTACTGATGCAACATTACCTGTTATTTCTAATATTTTTGCTAATCTATCTGCGTCTCCAGCAACTACAGCTAAGTTTCCTGATGCCTCTTGTATTTGTTCTAATGAAAATGGAACTTTAGATGCAAAATTTGCCATAACATCAAATGCTTTTGCACCTTCTTGTGTACTACCAAATAATTGTTTTAATCTAACTTGTAAGTCCTCTATGCTTCTTCCTGTACTGATAAATGACTTTGTAACAAGACCAGCACCCAAACCTATAAATGCACCTTTAAGTGAAAATACAGCGTTTTTAAGACTTGCTAACCCACCTCTAATACCATTAAAGGCTTGTTTAGATTTATCTTTAGCTATTATATCTATATTTAATTTTTGGTTCGCCATTACTTAAATTTCCTTGCCTCTGATAATGATTGATTTGTTTTATACTGTTCTTGTTCCTTTTTCAAGTAAGCTAACCAAAGATTATAATGTTCTATTGGCATATCAAGAACTTGTTGGATTGTAAGATGTAATCGTTCTGCTATAACTAAAAGCGACCTAAGATCATGGTCGCTATTTACTTTTTTTCGGCTTCTTCGAAATTATCGCCTCTAGTAATATGACTAGCAATTCGATCTATTACTTTTCCATCTGCTTTTTTTCTTAAAGCGAATTTATCCTCTGGGTTAAAAGCTTTAATCATTTCGCCTTTATCATTTTTGATAAGAAGTTTCATAATAAGTAAATCAACTAAAGCATTTAAATCTTCAAAGTTGTTAGATTTCTTAATTATGTAATTTCTTTCTTCTAAGGTTAATGGTTCAGAATAAAATACACTCGGATTACCATGCTCGTCTTTCCACTCCTCAACTTCAATAGTGATAGTTTTAAGAGTTTCAAAATGAGATTTAACTCTATCAATAACTGACATAAATTAGGTTTATACAGTACCTATAGTTAAAGCACCTGTTCCTTGAAAAGTTACAGTTCTTGAAACAATTGAATCCATAGCATTATTAACTGACATACCTGTGACAATTCCTGAACCTGTAAAACTTCTGTCTCCACTTGCATCACCCTCAGGTAATAAAATGAAAGCTATTGAAGCACCAGCAACTAAACTTGTTTGTGGTGTATCTGTTTCGTCAAAGTGCATTTCTAAAGTACCAGAGAATGATGTTCTTCCAGCAACAAATGATTTAGTTGCATCTGAAAGCTGAGTATCCTCTACTACATCTCCTGTTGTTTCAAGTGTAAAGCTAGTAAGTTCCCCTACTGCTGTTCCACCAGCTTTTACAACTCCTTCTTTTCCGTGATGTGTTGCCATTTCTTATCCTTTTTACTTTTAGATTGTTGTTGTTGTTTTTCTTGCTTATAGCCTAAACTTAAAAAATGTTCAAGATTAGATTCATTAATAGTTATCTCTGAATTACCTTTATATAATTTAATATCCTTAGCCATAAGTCCTTTTACAGTTTATCATCTTCTTCGTCAATATCTTCTTCATCTTCTTCAAAATCATCTTCAAAATCTTCTTCCCAATCTTGACTATTATCTTCTTGGTTTTCTTTTAATTCTGCTAATAAGTCTTTTACTTCTTCACAAAGCATAGACTCTTTGTCGTGTAATTTTTCTATTTGGTCTATTTTTTTTTCTATTCTGTTTATAATTTTTGTTGTCATGTTATCTCCTATGGTGTTCCAGCTTGATACTCATACATACATCTAATAGTCATTCTTATTCCACCAACAGGAAACAAAGAACCCTCGTCAGTTTCTACTTGTATGACTTCTGTATCAAGTGCATTACTATTTCTTGTAATATCAGTTTCTAATGCAGTTTCAATAGCTGTAATTAACTGATTTCTTTTTGTATCAATATTAGCTTCTGCACCTTTAACAAAACCAAGTACAACAAAATCAATAGTTCCATGTCTTGTTTTAGCACCACTTCCTAATTCAGAATCATCTCTATTTTCTTCAGATGTTTGAACTATTACTGCTGGATATTGTTGCTCTGATAATTCATCTAGTAAAAAAGGTTGTCTAGTTGCTTTTCTAATTGTTATTGGGCTAGATATATTAGATATAACTGACAATAAATTAGATGCTATGTTTTCTCTTACACTCATATTCTAAACTTTCTTAATTCTTTTTCTACAAATCGGTTGAATTGTTTACTTATAATCTTTTCTGTTCTATTGTTAAAGCCAAAAAATTCTCTTTTTGTTTTTCCTAATACTTGATTAAATACTGCTCTTTGACGCATTTGTGAGTTTGTAAAATTTACTGAAACTTTATGCTTTCCTGTTTTTTTTACTGAACCAGATGGAGTTAATGCACCTAACATACGACCTGTATAAAATAAATCTACATTAGTTGATTTACCCTCTCTATTTAATTTTTTTAAATAACCTTGTGAGTATGGTGCAAATGGTCTATCTCTAAAATCTATACCTTTTTGTGTTTTAGTTCTAATTATATCTATTAATTGAAAACCAGCTTGTTTAACACCTTTATCAATAACTTTTGATAATACTGATTGAAACTTTTTAAATTTTTGAGATACTTGTTTTTGATTAGATGTAATCTTTAATGTTACAGCCATTATCTATTTAATCTTCTAAATCCGTGTAAAGGCTCTCTTTCTCCAACTGAAATACTTGAGTTATCATCT